TCCCTCGTTCGGCGTGCAATGCCTAATCTTATCGCATACGACGTATGTGGTGTACAACCAATGACAGGCCCAACTGGTCTTATCTTCGCATTGCGCTCTACATTCTCCTCTCAGGATGGTGCTGAGGCTCTAGTTGATGAAGCAGATACTGGCATTTCTAATGATGATGCTGCTGGTAATCTTACTTCATCCGCAATGACGGGCACTAACCCTGCTGTTCTGAATGACAGTCCTTCTGCTGGTACTTATTTAAGTCCAACTGGCATGACGACTGCTCAGGCAGAAGCTCTCGGCGATAGCTCAACAAATGCTTTCGCAGAGATGGCATTCTCAATTGAGAAGCAGACTGTTACCGCCGTAAGTCGTGCCCTAAAGGCCGAATATTCGATGGAACTTGCACAGGACTTGAAAGCAATCCACGGTTTGGATGCAGAGACAGAACTTGCTAATATTCTTAGTTCTGAAATTCTTGCTGAAATTAACCGGGAAGTTGTTCGTTCTCTGTATATTACTGCTGTTGCTGGTGCTCAGGTCAATACGACTACTGCTGGTATCTTTGATCTTGATACCGACTCAAATGGTCGTTGGAGTGTTGAGAAGTTTAAGGGTCTTATGTTCGCAATTGAACGTGATGCCAATGCGATTGGTCAACAGACTCGTCGGGGTAAGGGTAATATGCTGATTGTATCAGCTGATGTTGCTTCTGCTCTTAATATGGCTGGTGTGCTTGATTACACTCCTGCTCTTAACAACAATCTTAGTGTTGATGACACTTCCACTACTTTTGCTGGTGTCATGAACGGCCGGTTTAAGGTTTATGTTGATCCATATTCTGCAAATGTTGCTGCAAGTCAGTACTACATTGTTGGTTATAAGGGTACTTCACCTTACGATGCTGGTTTCTTCTACTGCCCATACGTTCCCCTACAGATGGTTCGTGCGGTTGGTGAGAACAGCTTCCAGCCCAAGATTGGTTTCAAGACTCGCTACGGAATGGCTGCTAACCCATTTGCTGCTGCTGGTGCAGTTGCTGCTGGTGACACAGTTAATACTAACGCTTCTCTTGATGCAAATACTAACGCCTGGTACAGGCGCACAAAAGTGCAGAATTTAATGTGAGATTGGTTTCTAATAAGAAACTTGACTACAAACTTGAGGGGGGCAGAAATGCTCCTCTCTTTTTTTATCTTATAAATATACGAATGAAACATCCACAATCTCAAAAGGATAAGGTAGCAGCTCCATTAGCTAAAGAATATACTATCGTTGATCCTGATGGGAATGTGTTTAATGTAGTTAATCTGACGAAGTGGTGCAAAGAAAACAACTTAGATCAAGATAATATGGTGAGGGTAGCAAATGGTAAAGCAAAGCAACATAAGGGTTATTTGGTTAATTTTGTAACCTAAATACAAATGAAAAATCTGATTTCAATAAAAGATTTAACTTTTTCGGAAATACAGATTCTATTTTCTCGCGTAGAAGATATAAAGCATGATTATACGCAATTTCGGAATTATTTAGATAACAATATTTTAACAAACCTATTTTATGAGCCATCAACTAGAACATCCTCATCCTTTGCTGCAGCTATGTATCGGTTAGGAGGAGATGTTATATCCATTAACGATGTTTCTTATAGCAGTGTCGCAAAAGGAGAATCATTAGAAGACACAATTGTCACTATGGGAAACTATAGTGACATTATTGTTTTAAGAAGTAAGTCAGCGGGCGATGCAAAGCGCGCCGCCAAGGTTAGCACAGTTCCTATTATAAATGCTGGTGATGGAAACGGAGAGCATCCTACACAAACCCTATTGGATTTATATACAATCTATGAGAGGTTTAATAGAATAAAGAGTTTAACAATTACTTTTGTCGGTGATATTAAAAATAGTAGAACTGTACATTCTCTTTCTAAATTTTTGGAAAAGAGATGTGTAATAAATTATTGCGAAACATATGATATAGATAAATTACCAAAATCTGATGTTTATTATCTCACCAGAGTTCAAAGAGAAAGAGGTAGCAACGGATCATATAAATTAACAAGAAAACATGTAGAAAAAATGCCAGAAGATTCAATAGTTTTACATCCATTTCCTCGCAACGAAGAAATACCTCGATGGTTTGATAACGACCCAAGAGCTAGATATTTTGATCAAATTAAAAATGGATTATATGTTCGTATGGCACTTTTAATGTCATATAAATAGAAGTATCATGGTAACACCAACATCACCTTTGGCTCGGCAACCAGACAAGCTCGATTACGCCTCACCAACACAATTTCGTTTTGGGATTCACCAATTACCAAAAGTGGAGTTTTTTGTGACAGCTGTAAATATTCCTGGCATATCCTTGGGTACAGCATTAATAAATACACCATATAAAGATATTCCTTTGCCAGGAGAAAAGTTAGAATATGGTAACTTATCAATTGAATTTTTGGTAGATGAATATCTTGAAAACTATATAAGCTTACATAACTGGATGACAGGTCTTGGTTTTCCACAAGATAGAGAAGAGTTTAAAACCTATAGAGATGTTACTTCCAATACCCCAGCGACTCCGGCTGGTGCGGTTCAATTTGATATTGGTAAGGTAGGTGCGCCCACACCAGATCGCGCTATGTTTGCAGATGCGTTTATTATGATTATGTCTAATAAAAATAATCCCATTCTTGAAATTAATTTTGAAGATGTTTTTCCTGTATCTATAGGAGATTTGAATTATAGTCAAGATGCGACGGATGTCGAATACATTAAAGTAACAGCAGAATTCGCATACAAAATATACACAATGACATCATTATAATTTAATATCAATGGAAGATTATGAATTTAGACCAATTGAAAAATGAATCAAGAGTAGACTTACCTATAATAGATCAAGAGCATTTAGACCAAGAAGGATTTAAAAATCAGATAATATCACCAAAGTGGTTGGATTATAGAACTAGGTTTAAGAGCTTACTGATAAAAAATAAAGGTAATTATCAGAGATTATATAGAGAAAAATGGGAATATTACGGCGGTAAAGCTGACGCAAAGATTTATGTTGCGAAGCCATTTGATCTAAAAGTTCTCAAAACCGATCTTCATATGTATATCACTTCTGATGAAGAAATCATAGCACTAGCAGATAAAATTAGCTACTTGGAAACCATTATTGAGTTTATTGATGGCATTCTGAAATCTATTGATCGGCGAGGCTGGGATATTAAAAATGCTCAGGATTGGAAAAAATTTGAGGCCGGGATGATATAATAATGAACATTGAAGATTATATTGGTTATTATGAAAATGTTGTCCCTGATGAACTTTGCTGGAACATACTTAATTATAATTTTATGTTTCAGCCGTCATCATACTCTAATCACAAAGAAGTAGCATCAAATAGTAATAGCCGCGTTAATATGGATGAAGTATGGATACGAAATGATTGTATTTGGTATAAGAAGCTTAAAGTTTCCTTTGAGATCGCAATCAAAAAATATTCAGAGACTTTCCCTCTTTTCTCTGTTCAGCACATCACAGATTTCAGAATTAATCGATATTCTGAAGGTGGGTTTATGTCGAGCCATGTGGATAATATACATCACAGCCATGGGCAGATATATGGATACCCACAAGTAACTGCTCTTATATATTTAAATGATGACTATGATGGCGGTGAATTTATTGTAGCAGATAAGCTTTATCATCCTGCAAAGGGATCATCAATTATTTTTCCCTCTAATTTTATGTTTCCTCATGAAGCAAAAAAAGTTACAAAGGGAATGAGATGGAGTATAATAGCATGGTTAATGTGAATAAAATAAATTTATTTCCAACAACAATTTATTCTTTTAAGTCTGAAATAACAGCTGAACAGAATGAAGAAATGCTAGATTATATTTATGATAAATTTGAAAACAAATATATCGATGTAAAAACAAATGAAGGATTGCCTTTTGGTTTAGAACAAGGAAAAGATAATTTACATAAAGAGCTTTGTTTTACACCATTGGTAGAATTTGCAAAAGCAATTAGTTCAAATATTTTTGTACAAGAAGGTTATTTAAGTCAAGAGCTCGAGATAACCCAAATGTGGGCAAATAAACAAGAAGATGGCAGTATACATCCTCCACATACACATGCTAACAGCTTACATTCTGGTATATATTATTTAAAGGCAAACGATAAAACTTCTGGTACACAATTTTTTGAACCCAGGGCCCAAGTTAAAGTTTTTTGTTCCTAGAAGAGAAAAATATTTGATACAAAATTCACATATGTATCAAATAC